CTCTGTCAGTGGTAATCTGGCAGTTGGTGGTAATGTATCAATAGGTGGTACGCTCAGTGTCACAGGTGCAGTATCTTTGGCCTCAACACTATCAGTTGGAGGTGCGGCAAACTTTGCAAGTACAGTTACTATTGCCGGTACAAATATTCAAGCAGTTAATGCAAGAGTATGTGCAAGTGCTTATCATGGAGATGGTTCTAATTTAACAGGCGTCGCAGCAGTTGTAACTGGAAATATTTCTGTTAGTAATGCGCTGGTTGGGGGTACGCTCAGAGTTGTAGGAGCAACCTCTCTTGAGGGTGCAGTTGATCTTAACAGTACACTTACTGTTGCTGGTGCAGTATCACTTGCTTCTACACTGAGTGTAGGTGGGGCAGCTAATTTTGCCACTACAGTTACAGTAGTAGGCGCAGCACATCTAAAAGCTGCTGTATCAGTAGGTGGAGCAGCAGTATTTGCATCTACAGTTACAGTAGTTGGTGCTGCTCATCTTCAAAGTACAGTTTCAATATCTGGCAATACTGTAGTTGGAGGTACATTTAGAGTTGTAGGAGCAACGTCACTGGAGGGTGCAGTTGATCTTAACAGTACGCTTACTGTTGCGGGAGCGGTGTCACTTGCTTCTACACTATCAGTAGGAGGTGCGGTTAATTTTGCAAGCACTGTTACTGTTGTTGGTATAGGTACGTTTAAAGATGACATTGTTATTGGTGATGCCAAAACTATTGGATCAAGCAGTGACAATGATGCTATATCTATTGCAGCTAATGGCGTTGTTAACTTTACTCAACAGCCTACCAAGAGTTCTGTTGCTATTAAAGTTGCAGGTAAAGAAACAATCTTTATTCCATCAGCAGCTTTTCAACCAACAACATCAAATGGTTGTGCTGCTTTAATTAGTGTGGAAACAACTTCTGGCCGTCCTGATATGCAGGTTCTGGACTTTGATGATGGTTCTGACGAACATGCCCAGTGTCAAGTAGCTTTTCCTAAAAGTTGGAATGAGGGTACTGTTACTTATCAAGTATACTGGACCACAACAGCAACAGATACTGATGGTGTAGCGTGGGCATTACAGGGTGTAGCAGTATCTGACAACGATACTATTGATGTGGCGTATGGAACAGCGGTGGTGGTCACAGACAACGCACATGGAGCAGCGGAAGACCTTTCTGTAACTGCTGAAAGTGGTGCAATAACTATTGCTGGTAGTCCTGCGGCTGCTGATATGACATTTTTTAGAATATTTAGAGATGTTTCTAATGGTGGTGATACTATGGCAGAGGATGCAAGGCTTATTGGTATTAGATTATTCTATACAACTGATGCCGCTAACGATGCGTAGGGATGGTTAATGTCTTTTGGATATGCAGTTCTTGGTTTTGGTTCTCTTGGAGGATCAAGAGATATAACCATAAATATAACTTCTAATGCTAGTGATCAAAGTATCCTTACTTTGGCAAATGCATTAGGTTATAATGCAGCTACAGATACAACTAAAATTACTGTAAATGTAGCATCTGGAGTAACTTTATCAGGGAGTAGTGCATCGGCTTTTGCTTTAAGAACTGGAAGTCTTAATGTTGGAAGTGTCTTGGAGATTAATGTTAGTGGTAATCTTTGTGGATTTACAGGGGCTAATGGATCGGCAGGAGGCGACGGTGCCGCAGGTAGTGCAGGGGGCGCAGGAGGAGCAGCTTTAAATTTAGATTATAATCCGTCTGGAGGCTCAATAACCTTAACTGTAAATTCAGGAGGAGTAGTTGGAGGTGGTTCTGGAGGAGGTGGCGGTGGCGGCGGCGGTGGCCGAAGACGGGCTGGTGAACTTGACAAGAATGGTAATCTATTATGTAATGGTGCTACACAAGCTTTTGGTTCTGCCGGTTCTGCTGGTTCTGCCGGTACAGCTTGTAGGGCGGCAGCAGGTGCTTCTGGCCAAGGTGGTAATTACGGTGCCGGTAATGCAGGTTGTAATGTAACAAGTCCCGGTGCTGGCGGGGCTGGCGGAGCGGCTGGCGCAGCTATAACAGAGGCTGTAACAGTTACATACACCTTAACTAATAGTGGCAACGTGTACGGAAGTATAGCATAATGAAAGTTCTTATACCTTTTAGTGGTGGAGTAAATAGCACGTATTGTCTTTGGCGTTGGCTTGCTGAAACTGATCATGAAATACATGCATATAGACATACTGAATTTTTTGAAAGTGAAGTTAGGAAACAAGTTTCTGCTAGAAAAATGATACAGTGGTTAAAAGATAATGTTCGTGATTTTACATTTTGGGAAGAAGAGGAAGTGCTACCTTCGCATCCAGAAGTTTTATTTCCAGTGCGAAAAGATTTTACTAATACATGGAATATAGGCACACTTATTCCTCGTTGGAAAAGTCAGGCAGAACTTCTTGATAGAATTAAACCTGATGCATTGGTAAAAGGTGTTTCTTTAGAAACTGCCGGTTATGGTTATTTGCCGGTTAGACATGCAGAAACTCGTTCTTCTCTTTATGATAGAGATGTTAAATTTTATTTTGCAGGGAATAAAACTTTAGATACTCCGATAGATTTTATGAATCCTTCTGATCCTGATGAGTGGGTAGAAAAAGTTTTCTATCCAATGACAGAAAACTGGATAGGGCGTTACGAACAGTGGGAGGCTATACCACAAAGTTTGAAAGATTTATATGAAAAACCACATGATCCAATACATGAAAATTATTCAGAGTTGTTGTGCCGAGATTGTTTATTTGAAAAAGTACAAGAACTTAGAACAGATTTAACAGGAAGAGAAAAAGATTTAGAGTTGGCTAGGTTTAGTCAACATGGTCCTTATTGGGCAGAGGCAAACTCTGAAACATATAGACCAAGTTCTATAATTAACAATTCATTAGTAAAAATGCTTAAAGATCATATAGCTTTTAGCTATGACCCGTATGTGGATTTAGAATAATGTTTTATTACTTATCTGTGATAGGAATTTTAATGACACCTCTTAATCAGGGTGTAATAGAAAACTCTGTTACAGGAAGTTTTAATACTTTAGAAGATTGTATAAGATATAAAAATACTATTGAAGAGACAGTTGCTCAAGCACCAAGTGCTGTTATGTTGCAGTCAGAGTGCAGGACAAAAGATAAAGATAAAGGAAAGGTAACTTAATGGCTAGTACGTATACAACAAATCTCCGCCTGACAAAACAAGCAGACGGAGAAAACCCAAACAGTTGGGGAGCTATTCTCAATGATGGAGTTATAAGTCTTGTTGATGATGCTATCGCTGGATATACTACTGTATCAATAGGTAGTGCTGCAACTGTCACACTTACTAATGTACAGGGAAGTGGTGATCAATCCCGATCTGCTATTATTGAATTTAAAGGAACAGTAGGTGGCGCACATGATGCTATACATGTTCTTATTCCTAACAACTCTAAAACATATATAATCAAAAACTCTGTCTCTTACAACGATTCTACAGACGCTGTTATTTTAAAAGTAGCTGGTAATGCTGGAGTTACAGTTAACTCATCAGAGACTGCTTTATATGTAACTAATGGAACAACGGTAGTTCCTGTTAGTCGTAGTAACTATACTAGCCTTACTGCTACAAATATTACTGCAACTGTTCTTACTGCAACAAGTATTACTACATCTATTTTAGATGCTTCAGCTATTACCTTAACAGGAAATGTAACGGCTGCTAATGCAGTAATAAGTTCCAAAGTTTGTGCTTCTACTTACTTTGGTAGTGGTGCTAATCTAACTGGAATTGTTGCTGTGCCTTCAGGTGCTGTTTTTCCTTTTGCTGGAGCCTCTGCACCTTCTGGTTTTATTCTCTGCTTTGGTCAAGCTATTAATCGTAGCACCTATAGCGATCTGTTTACAGCTATTGGAACAACGTATGGTACAGGTGATGGCTCTTCTACTTTTAATCTTCCTGATCTTCGTGGACGTGCTGTTGCTGGTCAAGATGACATGGGTGGTTCAAGTGCTAATCGTCTAACAGCTCAAACTGGTGGTGTTAATGGTGATACTTTGGGTGGCACTGGTGGTGTAGAAACTCACACACTTACTGAAGCTCAATCGCCAACTATTACAAATAATAATACAGGACCATTGGCATATACTATTGTTGATAATGCAGGTAATGCACTTTTAACAAGTTTCAGTTCGTCTTATCAAAAAGTTCTAGTTAGTGCTACTGTAGGTAACTTTGGTGGCGGTGGAGCGCATAATAATGTGCAGCCAACACTTATTCTTAACTATATTATTAAGACTTAGTAAAAATACGTAAGGCTAACTTAAATGACAGAACTTAAAAAGTTTGATTTCAAACAAGGTTTTAATAGAGAAACAACCCAGTATGCTGAAGAAGGTAGTTGGTTTGATGGCAACCGTGTGCGCTTTCGTGCTGGTCGTCCTGAGAATTTAAGAGGTTATCAGACAAGAGCTTTGGGAAGTACGTTTGATGGTTCTGCCAGAGCATTGATTGCATGGTCAGACAGCAGGGGTATAAAGAGATTAATTTTTGGAACTCCTGATAAACTTTATGAACAGGATGGAGATCAGTTATATGACATTACTCCTATTGTTACTGCTGTTACACTAGCTAACTGTTTTGGAACAAGCGTTGGACAAACAAGAGTATGCTGTTCAGATGCTAGTCATGGGGCGCAGTTAGGAGATTATGTTTTATTTACTTCTTCAGCAGCTTTTAATGCTGTAAGTTTACAGGGTAAAACATTTCCTGTTACTTCTATAGTAGATGCTAATGTATTTACAATATCAGTAACAGGTGCAGCAGATGCAACAGAGAGTGATACAGGTTCAGCAACTTTTAATTACTATATTCCCACAGGTTTTTCTGTTGCTGCTGCTGGTCTAGGTTATGGTGCTAATATCTATCAAGCAGGAGTATGTGCTTCAGACACAAGAGCATGGAACCAACCATCATCTACAGGTATTGCTCTTGATCCTACTCAATGGAGTTTAGATAATTGGGGTGAAGATGTTGTGGCTAATAGAAGAGGAGGAAACATTTTCTACTATGATTCTGATGCTTCTACAGTACCTCTTCGTGCTACTTTTGTAACCACTTCTCCGATAAGTGTTAATTCAATTCTGGTATCTCCAAATGATAGACATCTTATTGCTCTGGGTACCAATGAATATTCAGCAACAGCAACAGTAAGTGGTACGTTTAATCCTATGTTGGTCCGCTGGTCTGATCAGGATGACACAACAGAATGGAATCCTACAGCGGCAACAGATGCTGGTGAGGTTGTTCTTACAGACGGTACTGAAATTATTGGGGCTGCTCGTTCCAAGAATGCTATTAATATCTGGACTGATAATTCTTTATGGACAATGACATTTGCCGGTCCTCCCTTTACCTTTAGATTTGCACAGGCTGGTAGTAATTGTGGAATGGTTGGCGCTCATGCTGGTATAGATTTCAACGGTGTTACTTACTGGATGGGATTTGGTAATTTCCATAGATTTAGTGGTCAGGTTGAAACATTAGATTGTACAGTTCGTAGGTATATTTTTGATGATATCAATCCTAATTATTATACAAAAGTATATGCAGGTATTAATTCTGAGTTTAATGAAATAATTTGGCTATATCCTTCTGGAGATGGTACGGAGTGTGATAAGTATGTTATTTATAATCCTGTTGATAAGTATTGGGTATATGGCGATATGTTTTTTACTACTTTTGTTGATAAAGAAATATTTGGGAATACCATTACCACAGGTGTCACAGCGGCAGGTAATAATATTTATAACAACGAGCCTGTCTCTGTATTTGTTGGTGCTAATAATGAAACTCTAACATCGTTTATTGAGTCTGCTGATTTTGACATGGCAGATGGTAATGCTTTGATGTTTATGGACAGGGTAATTCCTGATTATGAAATGGTTAATGGTGGTAAAATTAAAATGAAGATAACCACTCAGCAGTATCCTGAGTCTTCACAAGAGATTACTAAAGAGTTTGATATTACAGAAACAACACAAAAGGTTGATTTCAGAGCTAGAGGAAGGCAAGCTAAGGTTAGGGTATCTTGCGAATCTAATGGTACAAGTTGGCGATGGGGATCACTCCGACTTGCAGTGCAGGGAGATGGTAGAAGATAATGGCAAGATATCCTACTTTACCTTATAA